TCAGCACAGACTTTTCAAGTCCAGAAGCGATAGTCAATATGTTTGTTTACATTGTTGGAGATAGAAACATCTACGATCTGGTAGAGCAATATATAAACGACAACAACATTGTTTTTGACTTAGAAGATATGGAGGACTAGATGAGGACAGAGACAAAAGAACAGCTCATACGAGATTTTCAAGCACTGTTCCCAGATACACATAGCGTAACCAAGTTTAGACAATACTTGAGGCTAAGCGGCTGGAGCGAGAACGCAATCAAAGCGATAGTGGATTTATACATTCAATCAGAACTTAGGAGGACTTGCAATGTCCGAGAACAATAAAAAAATTTATAAAGTAACAAGCCAGTCAGCACTAGCGAAACAATGGGCACTTGGTAATGATGCAGTGTTCAAAGATATTGCAACCATAAAGGATGGAGTAATAAGAGCAAAGGTATATAGATATGACAGTTTTGGTAGCTACTCGTATTCTACTCACAGAGTTGTTATAGGATATACGGAAGAGAACGGAGACAGAGTTGTTTACAACTACACAGCAAACGATCTATCTTTGGCTTATCTATTGATGCAAAAGCCTAACCGATGGAATAACGGACAGCCTCGCTTACCAGATCTATTGTTTGCTGAGATAGGTAAAGGCAAACCATTAAACTCCGTAGGATTAAGCTCACAGCTTATATGTAAGTTGGTAGAGCAAGGCAAGGCCACTAAGATACTACTACCCCCAAAGAAGGGACACGAGCACTATGCAGATATATAATCTGCTACACTCTACCCTACTACTCCCCTATGGGGCTTCAGATTAAAGATTTTTAAGTCCTATAGGCATACAAGGGGTATGAGGGCTTTAAGCGAGAGCGAGGGGAAATAATGTGCATATAGGCGATCTGATGCGCTTACAGCATACCCATCATTAACTAGCATCATCAAAGGATAAAAGACAATGCAAAAACAACAATCATTATTTGGCAGAGCTATCACAAGTACAACGGACGCTATATGTATCATTGAGCTAGACGAGGGAACACCACAGGATCAGATAGCTGCGTGGCAGTACCTCATAGACACTGGTGCAGTCTGGCAGATGCAAGGTATGTACGGACGAACAGCTGCGTACCTCATAGGCGAGGGACTATGCACATCACCCGACGAAACATAAAAACTCTTGACGGAGTTTCGTTCAGCCCTAGACACATGTGAAACACACAAGCGCGACGGACAACGGTTTTGGTTTTACGCAAAACTCTTGACGGTTTCGCTTTTAGCTCCGAAACTTGACGAAACTATGAAACATTCGTGCCGGCGAAAACTTGACAAAACTATATGAAACAACTCCCGTTTTGCAACCGCAACCCGCAAAACATTACGGACATAATTTGACCGGAGGAAATAAAAAAATTTGACAGATCCCCAGAACCGGTTATATTACCAATACATTCAAACTGAGGTTGCTATGAACAACAGAACAAGAACAACAACACAAATAATCAATCGCAAGATTATTGATCTCATCCCAGAACACCATAGACCTAGAGCTTGGAACCAGATCTGGTTTGCACTAGTGGAGACTTGGAAAGAACAAGGCGATCCCAGCGAGATGGCATATACCCATCAATATGCAACAGCGACAGCTGTTACTTGTGTTAACCGACTCGTTCAAGATGGTATCATTATTGATACAGCTACAGAATTAAAGGCGCAAGATGAAATTATAAAGGTTCTCGAATGGACAAGACTTTGTTACTCTCCATAGAACTCGGACATATTTTGACCACTTTCACTATTGCATTATTTTTCACACTTGTTATATTATATACATCATTCAAACAAAGAGGTTCTTATGAACAACACAGAAGAAACACTATCCGCAGCAATCGTCGCAATCTTAGAAGAGCTTGAGATCATCGAGCCAGATACCGACTACCTCACTCAAGATCAAGTTGCTGATCTGCTTGGCAATCACGCTTATGTTCAAGTAGACGACTACGAAGATCTGGAGTATGTCACAGAGAGCATGCGAGAGGTTTATTATGTGGTCGGTCACACTGGCCGCTCTAACATGTATCTTCGTTAATCACCCTTCCACCCTACTCCCCTTATCCCCCATTACCTTTAAAGGAACACTTATGTTAAATCTCGACACTATCGCACTTTTTTCTTTTTCATTCTGCAATCTTATCGTTATGATCTCCGGTCTTCGCTTGTTGCGAGATGGCCTCGATATGATCTTCCGAAGCAAGGAAGAGCAGAATGAAGGAATATTATTTTTTCTTGCTGGATGCGTTGTTATCTATTGCGTTGCATCCGTTGCAGGAATGGCATGGGGCGTTGTATCTCTCGGAGCAATGATCAATGACTTTGATATGAGAGTAAAGGTCAAGCAGCTTCTCAAAGAAGGAAAGATCTATGACTATTCATTGCGAGAGGCTACAAACGACGCTCAAGAGATGGCAAACGAATATCGATGCAGAGCTTATGTTATTGATGTTGACAATCAAGGCGACTTTGATGTAGTCTTAAACACACCGGATGAAGATGTTCGCATTATGCGCGTGTGCTCACCTAAAGCTTCTTAGAGCTTTTTCACTATTACTTGACAGGACTATAGACCTTCGGTCCTTGCAGGCCCACGGGAAACCACTTCGCTAGAGCCTACGGCTCGAAGAGCTAAAGGTTAAAATGGTGGTAAATTGCCGTGATGGTGAAGTGGAAAACGTGGAGAAGGTCTAAGAGAAGTGAGGAAGCTGCCGTAAGCTGAAGTCCTCTTCAGTAACAAAAAAAATAAAGCTGGACATAATCTGTCCGAAACAAAGTTGCGCATCCCGTAATATAATGATATATTATAGTATATTCAAAAAGGAGTAAGCATGAAAACATTTACTATCAAAATCAGACCTTTGCATATCGGTTTCGTTAAAGAGCGTTCTGTGTTCCGTCCGTCACCGGTTAAGAAGCGTAAAGGATACAAGTATGTTGCTGAATGGACAACAGCTTGGGGTCAACCAAATGGCGTTTGGGATCCAACGGAAGCTTGCAATGAAGAGCTTGAGAGACTTATGATCGAGCCTATGAGAAGATGCATGATAGCACTTGATAAAGCCAAAGCACGCTTTGATGAAAAGTATGCAGGTATCAACTATGATGCAGAGATCACCGGATACGAGACTCCATATGCTGAGATACCGAGCGCAACCAGACCCATTATGTCTCGACGTTGGAAAAGCTGGAGAAGAGAAGCATTGTTCCTCGATCAAGCAAAGCAACAAGCTGAGGGTAAGATAAAGAATGTTATCCGAGCCTATCAAGATAGAGAGTTTGCAACAGCTAAAGGATGCTTCCACGATCTCAATCACTGGTATCTTTCGCTTTGCAGTGTTGCCAGACCAGACGAGCATGTCGTTAAGTTTCAATATCACGACAAGTTTATCCAAAGCTTCAGAACAAAGAAAAAATAAATCCGGACATAATCTGTCCGAAACAAAGTGGACAACCTCTCAATAAAATGTTATATTATAATATAATCAAAAGGCAAGGAGCCAACATGACTAAGACTCAAAGACAACGACAAGCAACCTCTATCGAGATGGAAGGATCAATCAAAAGACTTGATCGCTTAGGCAGTGCTCGGTTTTCAACCAGCACCGGAAACGCTAGACTCGATGCGCTTAACGCAAGACTCAATAAAGTAAACGAGTTCTGCGAAGAGCTTGCAGTAGAGCTGCTTGACAATACAGTATCTCAACCCTCAAGCTATTACGCTGGATCGCTTAGAAAGCTTAACGCTGAAGAAGCTCGATCAGAAGCCGCTAACATTAAAGCAGAGATCCAAGATGAGCTGGGTGAATAATGATAGCTATTCTTTACAGTATTACAATCTTAACTATATTTATATCAACCATTATAATAATCACAACTCAGGAGATCTTATGATCCAGTACAACCCTACCCTTGACAACTACATTCTTACTATCGATAACACTAGCATCCCTTGTCACAATCGTGCTACTGCTGAGTACCTCCTTAGAGCTTACACAGAAGCTAAGCCAGCTGTCTCTACCAAAACAGAGACGACTCAATCAATCCAGCTTACCCTAGAAGAGATCTACGGTTGCATTCTCGGCGGGTTAGGTCGTCACACTCCAGCAATCACTTGGACTTTAACCGGAAGAGTAGAACGCTGTCATAACTGGGCAACAGCTCAGACTATCGTCAATAAGAATGAAAATGATTGGGGAACAAAAGCTTGCCGATAAGGCAGCTACCCCCTCCCCCTCCCCGGCATACCGGATGAAATAAGTACTGCTAAACGCTATGCCGCGCCGCTGCGCGCCTTGGTACATGATATACGCCCAGAAAATTTCCAGATTTAAAAATTTCGCCAAAAAATTTTCCAGATTTAAGGACTATTTACTGATCCTTTGGAGAAAACGATGAAAGAAACGGTATTTTTAATGGGCGTTATGTTTATTATGTGGTTATATGTCATTTACGGCAATAAAAGCTAATTATAATATGTTAAACCCAGAAGAGCAAAAGTTATTTCAAGAGCGCATTGACGCATACAAGCGCATGATAAAGTATTGCGAACAAGAAATTGCAAAGTTGCAAGTAAGAATGCCGCACGAAAGATGTTGCTTTGATGACAAAAGAAAGAGGCTTCCCATAAAATGAAAATTACAATAGACGAAATGGCACAAATTATCGCCGAAGAGATTGAAGGGTACCGAATGGAGCCAATAGTTGAACGACTTACGTCGTTTGATGAGGGGGACATCAACCAAGCCATCGCAATCATAGATGCAATTCCAGAATATGGGCTAATTGATTATGATGAAAAGTACCCTTCCAGAGATATTCCCGGATTGTATTTTATCAATGCCGCGTTTTTTCTTTATTTTGAATTGGACAGTCCGCTTGTGGAAGCAATTGAAAAAGAACTTATCAACAACCACTATACCGGAGCAACCGTCGGCAACACAAAAGGCTACAACTCAGTCAAGGATAATATGGTTGGGGATCATCTTATTATAGTTGAAAAGTTGGACGACAAATACAAAATCCAAATTCTCCTAAGAGAAGCTAAATAACCTATTGTAAATAACATTTTTACAACATAGTTATCTATAGAGGGGTGTTACCCCTAGGGAGGATTATGAATGTTATTTTTATCATTATTATGGGGGTGTATCGGACTAGAATTGGCTGATACAAGTCCATCAGCTGGATTGGCGCCGATAGTTGAACCTGATCCGATATATTGGGAGGCTTGCTCATATCAAATGGGTGATCACATATGTGACTTTACCCACGCAAATGCAGCCGACACAACAACAAATCTATATGATCACTACGGAAAGATCATCGTCATTGATTATTTTACCGAGTGGTGTCCATATTGTCGCGAAGCTTCGGAGAAGCAAGAGTTTTATGATAGCGAAGATATTGTTGTTATGTCAATCATGCTTGAAAACCAATGGGGACAAGAGCCCCGATTAGAAGATGCCGAAAGATGGGCGTCTGCTTACGAACTTGACCCTGAGTATATTTTACGGGCGGGGCGATATATCGTTGACCGTAACGGGGAGTGGGGACCGGACATTCAAGCGTTCCCAAGCTTCATCATTGTTGACGAAGATATGATTGTAAGAGAAAAAATTATGGGGTGGTCTTTGGAATTATTGCAACGTACAATTGCCGATATCGAAAACGGACAATAGTTATTAGAGGAGGGTGTGTTGTATGTTTGTTTTATTTTTCTTCTTGGGGTGTTGGTCGGATCATGGATTGACTCACGAGGTAATCAAAGAGGTTCCGGTTTACATAACGGATACCGCCTACGTCGAAGTTGAAGTTGAGGTGGAAGTTGAAGTTGAGGTAGAGGTGCCGGTTCCTGAACAATACCCTCTTTGGGTTCAATCTATATACCAACCTAAGCTTGCAAACGGCATTGATATTCTTTGGGTCGTTGATCCTTCCGGATCAATGATAAATGATATGCCGCGTGTTGTTGCTGGTGTTACGCAAATGATGAACGCTCTTCCGATAAATATATTTTGGAGACTGGAGATTCTTTCAACCGATTATATTGCTGCTCGCAATATGGCTTCGTTTCCTTTGTTGCCGGGAGATTCGGCTGTTGATGCTCAAAATCAATTAAATAATAATGTTTCCGGCCACCGTGAAGGTGGTCTTGAAGCTGCTAAGTATTTTATGACTGAAAATGTTGATGCATACCAATGGTTACGTCCGGATGCGGCTTTATTAATTGTGTTTGTTTCCGATGAAGATGACCGAAGTATTGGATTAGACGCGCAAAGATTTATTGATTGGGTTACTCTAGCTAGAGAAACTGTTTATATTACCGCGATTGTAAATCAAGATAACTCTATAAGTGAGTGCCCAAATACTTTTAGCTCTGTCATGGATGTCGGTCGTGAATATATGGATGTTGCAAATTTTTTTGGCGGAGTTGTTATAGACATATGTTCTGATGATTGGACTCAAGGTGTGGCGCAAGCTTCAAGTCAATTACAGCTTGTTGAAGAGATAAAGCTGGATCACGTTCCTGTGTCTGATCAGCATATTGAAGTATTTGTTGACGGAATAATTTGGCCTGATTGGACTTATGATTCTGCGACTAACTTTTTAACTTTTACGGTAATACCTCCAGAAGAATCATTAATTGAAGTGGTATACAATTACCAATAGAATGTACTATTTATTCTGAGGTAAAAATCAATGAGAATCAAATTAGTCAAGACATTTTGTGAAGATGTTGATCCGAACGATGCTACCATTACATCAAGCCCTCCGGAAGAGCAAGAACCTGCCGGGCAACAGAGCCCAACAGAGACCTTAAAGGCAAGAGGGTATGAGCTGACTAAGCTTTTAGGACAAGGGATGTATGGCAAAGTATATGCTGCTTATGATCCGGATGACAAAGAAGTCGCAGTAAAGATAGTAAGCCCAGAGTCTGCGGGTGGTGAAAATGCAGTTGATAGAGAACTGTCAAATTATTGGGTAATGCAAAAGGCGCGAGAGCAGAGCAAGTTGGTTGCTAAGCACTTTCCGGAAGTTTATGAAAAACCATTTAAGGAAAATAAATATGGTTTCATAGTAATGGAGATGCTGGATTCAGGTGGTGACGAATCTATTGAGATATCAGATTTATTTGGAGGTTCAGAAGGTGTGATTCCTGCTGAGCGTGATCTTGTTGTGCATGGGGCATACAAGGATTTATCACGAAGGTTATTTGCGTTTTTTGATGACACAAGTAAACGAAATGCATTTGTCAACAATTTGTTCAAAGGTATAAATATTGATTCTATTCAAGATCAACCTACCAAAGATAGTCTAGAAAAGTCACTATCTGATATGAAAGCAGTAGCGGATCTTTGGAGAGGTAGGTACGATGCCACTAGAAAGAAAGAAAGTAGAGAAATGTATCTGAGGTCAGTTGCGAAAATGGAGAACCTCATTCCTTTTCAACACCAAAATCTCGTTATGGACTTTGAAACTAAAAAAGAATTGACTTCTAACTTATGGCTTTACTACACGTTCCTTAAAATGCTTCAGGTTTTAAAAAACAACGTTGATGAATATGTTTACGAATCCTATGTTGGAACAGTGACAGAAAATTTTATAAACCTAATCAGAAGAACATCACCAATACCAGTTCACAATAGACCAGAAAAAAGAAGACAGAAGTCGGCTGGAGCACCGGAAGAAATGGCCGGGATCTCAGACCAAGCAAGGTCTTTGAGAGCAGCGCTGGAGGAAGCAGAAAAAATTACAGGGTTGGCAGCAAGAGACATGCATGATCAGAATGCAATGTTTCGTCCGTTAGGTGGAGACATTGTGATTGTTGATCTAGGTCTGTTCAAGCCTAGGTCTCAGATCAGAGCTGAAGGTAAAAAATGGTCACAGAAGGAGAGAAGCAAAAGAAGGAAAGGGTGTGCAAACCCAAAAGGCTTCACGATGAAACAATTTTGTAAAAATCAAAAAACAAAGTCAAAGAAAGGCGAAAGAAAAAACGAAAATTTACAATCTAAGAAAATAAGCCTTAAAATAAAAAAGTCTCTGCGAGAAAGAGAAAAGAGAAAAGAAAATTTTGATCTTAAATTGCCACGGGGCAAAGAAGTTGTTCTGAAGGCGGAAGATAAAGATTATGATCGTGGGTTAGTGGTTAAGCTTCTTGATGATGGGGGATATGACGTGTATTATTGGTATGAAAATCCAGACGATGTATACCCAGCAGAAATAAAAGTTGACAATAAAGTTGTAAAAAAAGACGGAAAAATAGTACACATAGGGTTTCACCCTGAATTGAAAAAAGAAGCAAGAGACCCTAAAAAGGGAACCGGAAAAAAACCTAAAGGATCGGGTCGGAGGCTCTACACTGATGAAGACCCAAGCGATACGGTGTCAGTAAGTTTTAAATCTGTCTCAGCAATAAAGAAAACATTAGCTAAATCTTCTTTTAAATCTAAGAGTCACAAACGACAATCACAGATAATTAATTTAATACACCAGAGATCTAGAGCAGCATATAAAAATGCAAAAGATCCAAAGGTCAAGGCAAGGTTGAAAAAAGCATTTAACTATGCCACGAAGCGAAAAGAAGCTTCTAAAAAGAAAACTATTCAAAAAAGGAAAGGTAAAAAATGAGTCAAGAAGAATTAGAAGAAAAAAAGAAGCGTCGTAAGAAGCGTAAAGTTAAAAAGAAGAAAGCTAAAAAAGATGCTTGCTATCATAAAGTAAAAGCACGGTATGATGTTTGGCCCTCAGCCTACGCCTCCGGGGCTCTTGTTAAGTGTCGGAAAGTTGGTGCTAAGAATTGGGGCAAAAGTAAGAACGAGAATCTTCAGACTGAAGCTGAAGAATTTAAGCCGCACAAAATGTACGATCCAGAAACTGGTAATGTATTTCAAGCAAACACAGAGCAAGACCATATTGACTTTGCAAAGAAAGGATACACTCATGTTGATCCATCTGATGTTGAAGATGTCTTGTCTGATGAGGGTGGTGCCGCTGGTGTTAAAGCGATAGCAGATGAGACAGGCGCGAGTGAGGAAGAAGTTGAGGCAACCGTAGATGCAATGCCTGATGTTGGTGTTCATGATGATGGTGACGTAATCGCAGGTGATGACGACGAGATTCAAATACAAAAAGAAGAAAAAACCAAAAAGAAAATAAGAATTAGAATAATCAAAAAATTTGAGGAATCAAAATGACCAGATCTAATGTAGAGCAGTTTGTTCTAGAAAGAGAAACCAGACTAGTGTGTCCAAAGTGTGGCCATAAAAACCGCCCAAGTATCGTTGAGTGTGCTAACTGTGGGCACCCCAAATCTGTGGGTAACTGGGAGGCTGTCATAGTTGAGAAAAAAAAGAAACGTAAGAAAGCCGGTACCGAATCTAGCAAAGAATCCTCATTGCATCATTGGTTTAAACGCAAGGGTGCCAAAGGTAAGAAAAAAGGTTGGGTAGACTGTAATGCCCCTGATGGCAAGGGTGGTTATAAATCGTGCGGAAGGAGCAGCGGTGAGAAAAGAAAACGATATCCTGCATGTAGACCCACTCCGGGAGCTTGCAAAGAAAGAGGTCGTGGAAAATCATGGGGCAAGAAAGGCGCCAAACGAAACAAAAGGAAAAACGAAACAATGATAAAATTATCTGAACAAGACTTGATAACCATTATTATGGAAGAAACAAGAAACGTTTTGTTTAAACCCGGATTGATGCATCACTGGGAAAACAAAATACCATTAACTGAAAATATATATCGAATTGGGTCTGAATGTTACTTCAATGTTATAAAGCAAGGAAGGCAATACTATAAGGAAGGTCTATATACCACTACCAACAAAGAAGAGATTGAGTTGTTTGAGAACTCTGATCTTGGTGAATGGGCTATGTTTGAAGGTGAAGAGGTTCCGCTTGACTTTCCAATGTATATTGAAGAGAAGAAGAAAAAGAAGGACCCCCCAGTTGGAAAACCAATGAAGAATTCTGGTGGTGGTAAGAAATATAAGGTGTACGTTCGTAACCCCAAGACTGGTAAAATAAAAACAATCACCTATGGTGATTCCAAAGGTGGTCTCAAGGGTAACTGGAATAGTGCTGAAGCGCGAGCATCGTTTGCGTCAAGACACCAATGTGCCAAAAAGAAAGATAGAACCAAAGCGGGCTACTGGGCTTGTCGTGCTCACAAGGATTTTGGTAAGAATGTTCCCGGTAGGTTTTGGTAATGCAGTTTCCATTTACCGAAACAAAAATAAAACATAAGTTGTTTCTCCGAGAGTTTAAAGAATCGGTTTCTCAAGATGATCTTATATGGCATTTGGATAAAGAAGACCGAATAATAGAGGTTATCAAAAGTGATAAATGGTATATCCAAATGGATAATGAACTCCCAAAAGAATTAATTGAAGGCAAGAAATATAAAATAGGAAAACTGAAATATCACAGGCTAATTAAAGGTAGTGGTGATTTAATTTTGGCCTTGCGGAAGCTTGATTAGCACCACTAATATGTCGTTTTTTTACATATAATTGGAGGTGTTATGAGAAATGGATATTATTATTGAAACTTTAGTAGAATATGGCCCTTTAGGGTTATGGACTGCTTCATTATTGTGGGCTAATTATCAAATTCGTAAAGATGCAAAAGAAGAAGAGCGTATTTTGCAAGATAAAATCATAGATAAGTTAGAAAAACAGCACAATATGTTAGAAAGAACATTGGATAAACTAGATACAGGTCTAGATCTGAAAAAACAGATGCAAGCTGAAGCTAGAATCAGAGAATTTAATACTAAAACCTGAATTAAAGATTATATTTGTTTTATAATACATTAAATCTTGATTATTTATTTAAGATTATATAATATATTAATAAAAGAAAATTTAATAAAAGAAAAAGCTTGACATTAACTCCTTGTTGTGTTATAATTAATTTGTATGATTGATATATTGAAGAAGAAGATTGATCATAGTATATTATAACATACTTTCAGAGGATTTGCAAATGAAAAATAATAAAAAAATAATAAGTTTTGATTTTGACAATACAATAGCCATTACGTACATTGATTTTTCAGAAAATTCAGAACCACAACCAAAATTTGTGGAGTATAATCAGAAAATATTGCAACTTATGAAAGAATACATTGCAAATGGAGACGAAGTTTACATTGTAACATCCAGATATCGCAACTTAGAAGAAAAATATCCAAACCAAGACGTACCATATCACCTTGATGAGCTTGGAATGACAGAATATTTTTGGCCCGATAGGGTTTATTATGTAAACGGTGGCCTTAAACACGAAAAATTAAAAGAATTAGGTGTTGATTTGCACTTTGATGACTCAATGGAAGAGGTTTTGGCTTGTAAAAAAGCCGGAATCAATGTAAAGAACCCCTTAGACTACTATGATGATGTTAAAGTTGTTGGAAAGTCTATCATATATGATGCTTTTGACAACATTTTGATCCTCCAGAGAGGGGACAAGGGAACTAAGTGGGACTTACCCGGTGGTCATATCAAAGGAATAGAGCTACAAAGAGGTGAATTTGGCTTTCAAAAGGGCTTAGAGCGAGAAGTAGCAGAAGAAACTGGCATCATTTTGCCAAACGAGACGTTTTATTATAAGTTTGACAATACATATAATAAGATAACCAACGAAGTTCACATATATTTAACCAAATTGGATCAAAAAACACCTCCTGTAGACCTAACAGTTCAAGATTTTCAAGAAAACATAGACTATAAGTGGGTGCCACTCTCTGAAATGAGTGAATATATTGCTAAATCAACCACTTTGTTCCGTGAGGTTATTGAAAAAATGATAAAAGAGGACAAAAAAATGACCAACGAAGAGAGATATCTCGCCGCTCAGCACAAAAACTGGCGAAAAATGAAGACAAAATTGATCGGAATGGGTAAAAACACCCACAAAGGGGGCGGAGAGGGTCACGAAGAACCCGATTTGGGCCCATCAAAGAACGTCTTGGGCCTAGATGAAGCCCATGATGAGGCCCAAGAGCAATCAGAGCCTAAAAAAAAAGATAAAATTAAGATAAAAATCGTTAAAAAAGACGAAAATCTTGACGAAAAGAAGAAAAAACGCCGAAAAAAGAGAAAAAAGAGCAAAAAATCAAAACATCAGCCTAGAATTGGTCGCTCAAGTAAGTATTTTGGCTCAAGTTACTTTGATTATGGCCTATTTGACGCCCCATCCGGCGATTCTGGTGGTGGAGACGGTGGTGGAGGAGAATAAAATGGAAAATATGTTAAGAAAGTGTGCATTTTTTTCTTGCTTTTACATATTTTTTATGTTTTTTTGGTCAATTTTTGGCTTTGAAGCCTCAATAATTACAATATTATTGCTGATTTTAGCCTATATAAGTGAGCTGTAAAGCAGGTCAAAACAAGTGTCTTTAGGCAAAATATACGTAAATAAATTCAAAGTTGGTGATTTGGTAAGCTGGAAAGTGCTTAATTTTGAAGGAAATGAATATGCGAGGCTAAAAATTGGCCTAATCGTGGAAATTTTTGTATATGAAGAAGATCTTACTCGCCCTGTTCATTATGCGGGAGTTCTAGAGCCCAAAACAGGAGAGAAAACTTACATTGTCTTATCTTGTTTAACGAAATTGGAGACTAATTAGTATATGCCTTGTAATATAAGAAACAATTCATCGTACGATATCTCAGGTTTTGAACCTCTTGTGCAAGATCTCTACGATTATGCCAGCCAGAAGTTTGCAATAAAGCAAGCACCAAGAATCAGCTTTGTGTCAGATGATAAAAATCACCCGTATCTGGGCAACACAGGGCAATATGACCCTTCAACATCCGAGATAATTATCTATGTTGATGGTCGTCATCCAAAAGATATGATGAGATCAATCGCTCACGAGCTTGTTCATCACCATCAAAATGAAAATGGCATGTTTGACAATACCGCTGAAACATATCCGGGCTATGCTCAAAATGATAATCACCTGCGAAAAATGGAAAAACAAGCCTATTTACAAGGTAATCTATGCTTTAGAGATTGGGAAGATAATTATAAATCCCAACATCAAGATATTTTCTACGAAGGGAGAGTTTATAAAATGTCTACAAATAATTGGAAAAACAAAGAGTTAAATACACTTCTAGCAGAGCAGTGGGGATTCTCAATGAATCTAGATAAAATTAATGAAGAGAGAGAAATCACTCATATGTGTGCTCTTGAAGTTACACACAAGGCGTCCGGAAAAGTCGGACACCCAATCCAGCACACACTAACTGAGTCTGGGGATATCACACATTACACAGTTGAGTTTGACGATGTTATTGTTGAAAACATATCAGTGGAAAACCTTGATATCATCCAACAGAAAGAACATATGCATAAAAGAGATGATGTCAAGCCACATGATCAAAACAAACAAAAGATCTCGGAAGAAGATCTAGAAATGGTTGATTGTGGTGACAAGGGTCGTGTTCCAAAATATGCTTGTGACGGTAAAGGTGCTAATGACCTCGCAGAAGCTGATGACACACCACCTTCTGAGAGAAAGCCCTCCCCAGAGTTCTTGGCAATTTTAGATCAGCTCGAAAAAGAATATGAAGAAAAGAAAGCACGAGCAAAAGCTGAATACCAAAAGAAGCAACAAAACAAAAGTGAGTAATATGACTAAGAAAATAAAAATAAGCTCAATTGAGGAATTGATGGAAATCTCAACAGTATCAGGCGGTGCAATTGAAGGGGCTGCCCATAGAGAAAAGCAAACAGAAGCTTTGCTTCGCTCCTACATTAGAAATAAGATTGCGACTCTTTATGAACAAAATCAAAAGAAGGAGCAACAACTCCGGACTGTAATAAGAAGATTGATCAAGGAAGCAAAAGATGTTTCTAACCCTCACCCAAACACTGGGATCAATAAGTTGAGAGATGCTTTCCGAAAAGCCAAGCCAACAATCAAATCTCAGTTTCAACAACTTACAACCTCATCCGATCAAAGAGATTCTTTCATAGCGCATCTCTTGGCTGCATTTGTTCGTTTATTCCAACAGTTGGATGCTCTCAATGCAACGTCAGATTCCACTAATGCTGCCGATGCAACCGCAAAAGTTGTCGGAGGATTTGACTTGGAAGAACCAGACCAAGACGCAATTGATGACATAGAGAAGGATTTGGAGAGCTTATTAGAACAAGTAGGTATCGCTATTTCAGATGATAAAGATATTGTATCTGACGACGAGGAAAGAGAGAGACCAAAAAATCAAGTTGAAAAAGATGTTGAAAAGAAAAGAGAACAAGATACAGAGAGAGAAGAGTTTGCTGGTGGTATGGAAGGAGAAATAACTGGTAGAAACCAAGCGTTTGATGCTTTCCGCCTAACGCAGTCGTATTTCTCAGATGCATATTTAGACCTTGCAGATCCAACAGACAAGCAGATGTTTAAGGACTGGTGCTTGTATAACTTGGACCTTCTACTAAAATCATTTGAGCAAGAAATCCAACCAGATATCGAGAGACCGGATGTCCCAACACCTGAAGGTGGATAATGTGGCAGAAAAAACGCCAACAGTATAAAGGTAAGAGTTACGAATATTCTTTTATAAATCAGCTCAAAAAAAAGAAAATGATTGATGATGATTTTGAAGTAATAATGTCAACTCTGACTTTGGAAGAAATCATCGCAATTAAGTTGGAGTTATCATCTAGGTATATAAACGATAGGTTATATAATTTTCCAATATGGTCTTCTTTGAACAATATAATAAAAGAAGCAGCTCTCAAGTATGCTCTATCAGCAAGCAGATCATATGCTGATGCTGCCTCTTTTTTGGGAATAACCCTTAGTGATTTCAAAGCAAATATAAAAAAATATCAAATTGAGCTTGACAAGTGATTCTATCCGTGTTATAATATGTTTATAATTGGAGGAAAATATGTTAGATGAACAAATTGATAGAATCATCGCCAAATTCAAAGGAAAAGGCGGAGATGAAGAGGCTGAGTGTATCTTGGTTGACAATAACACAGATAGAAAAGAAGGTTATGTTTCTGTTTGGGGTTGCAACCATAATATTGCAAAAATTGCCGAACGATGTCGTAAAGATATTATAAGAATAGACGAGAACTGCGATGGTGCTTCTTTGTATATCAAGAGAAGAGCATTCAGAGGCGTCGTTTATGCTTTTAGAAACACAAAGGAAAACTAATGCCTATAAAGAAAAAATCTTCATTAACATCAGAAGAGATGATTGAGAGAATGGGACAAATTTTAAAAAATGGTCTGAATATTGGCAGGCAAACCGAAGAAGAAAGAAAAAGTTATATTGCAAGTCTGATCAACCATGTCTCTAGTGGAAGTTATTTTAATGCTTTTTTTGATAACGACACAAACACCATAATGATTGAAACTACGTATTTTGATCCTCTTCTTTGCATTGATGTTACGATAGATTCTGTTTACTTTCTCCCACTTAGCGATAACAATTATTACCAAGCGTTCATGAAAGTCTTAGAATTTATTTGGCTAGATCAGAAAAAGAAAAGAGAAGAGCAATCTGAAGACAACTCTGAAGAACCTACACCTAAAAAAGAAATTCCCAATTTTGACTACTTATAAGTGTATTATGAAGATGTTTTATTTAAATCGCCTTGAAGATGAATCTGGAGTCTCTGGCACTGGAAGGGTTGCACAAGGCTTCATATTTGATAATGGAAAGGTTGCTTTGACTTGGTTGTCTGAGCATCCTTCCGTTACCATTTATGACAATATTGGTGAAGTGAGAGCTATTCACTCTCATGACGGAAAAACCGAAATAGAAATGATCCCTGATTTTAAACGAGCTTTTAATGAGCTTAGATCTTTTATGGAAAATTTTTCACTCATGGAAAACTTCACCGCAAGAGCACCAGTTGATTCTGCTGCTACCAAACTTATTAATAAAAACTAGATATTATGTGGAAGATAAATTATACACCCTCAAACTTGACGCCTCTTGGCGTGCTATTGAAGTCATTGATGCCTATAAAGGCTTCAATTTGGCATATTCTGGGAGGG